AGCAACAACAACGACAAGGACAACGAGCTCCGCGCTCGCCCCGTCCGCAGATTCAAGCCCGGCCGGCCAACCGCCGGCCACCCAACACCATGACCGACACCCCCGCCACCATGCTGGAGCTGGTGCAAGCCTATCTGGACTGCCGGCGCCACAAACGGAACAGTGCCAGCGCCCTGGCATTCGAGATCAACCTGGAATCCAACCTGGCAGACCTGCACACCGAGCTGGTGGACGGCAGCTACCGCCCAGGGCGCAGCATCTGCTTTGTGGTGACCCGACCCAAGCCGCGGGAGGTGTGGGCGGCAGACTTCAGGGACCGCATCGTGCACCACCTGCTGTACAACCGCATCGCACCGCGCTTTCATGCGGCCTTCACCGCCGACAGCTGCGCCTGCATTCCCGGCCGCGGCACGCTGTACGGCGCCCAGCGACTGGAGCACCAGGTGCGCAGCATCACCTGCAACTGGAGCCGGCCCGCGCACTACCTCAAGTGCGACTGCGCCAACTTCTTTATCAGCATCGACAAGCTGGTGCTGCGCGAGCGCCTGGCCAGGCGTGTGCACGAACCCTGGTGGCTGGCCTTGACCGACACCATCCTGTTTCACGACCCGCGCCAGGACGTGGAGGTGCGCGGCAACGCCGCAGACCTGCGCCGCGTGCCGTCCCACAAAAGCCTGTTCAACGCACCCGCAGACACCGGCCTGCCCATCGGCAACCTCAGCAGCCAGTTCTTTGCCAACGTGCTGCTGGATGCCCTGGACCAGTTCGCCAAGCACCGGCTGCGCGCGCCGCACTACGTGCGCTATGTCGACGACTTCGTGCTGCTGCACCCGTCACCCCAGTGGCTGACCCAGGCCCTGCAGCGCATCCAGGCCTGGCTGCCGCAGCAGCTGCACCTGCAGCTCAACCCCCGCAAGACCGTGCTGCAGCCCGTGGCACGCGGCATCGACTTCGTGGGCCACGTCATCAAACCCTGGCGCCGTACCACACGGCCGCGCACCCTACGCACCGCCCTGCAGCGGCTAGAGCACATGCCCGCCAGCGAAACCTACGCCGCCGGCAACAGCTATCTGGGCCTGGTGCGCCAGGCCACCCACAGCCACAAAGAGCGCGCCGCCATCGCCAGTGCCCTGCTCAAACGTGGCCACGCCGTGGAAGGCCTGCACCTGAGCAAGGCATTCCCTCACCCACAGAAAGGAAGCACCGCATGAAACACACCGGCATGCTTTTTCTCAGCCGCCACCGCCCATTGGCCGGACGCGCCAAGTGCGGGGCCTTCCAGGTGCAGCTGCAAGTCTACGACCGGCTGGACAAGCACCAGGCAGAGCCGTGGTGCATCACCTGGACCGGCCCGGCCGCACATCGCTTCTGGCAGCAGCACGAGCACAACCTCAAACCCGGCGCCGTGCTGCAGGTCGAGCTGGAGCATGCCCGCCTGCACACCATCTTCAGCCGCCCGCCGCAAGCCATCGTGCACGCCCGCGTGATCCAGATGGAGTACCTGCCGCGCGCGCAACCCGCCAACGCCCAACACCAGCACAGCCAACATGCTTGAGAACGCACCCATCATCATCGGTCTGACCGGCGCAAACGGCGCAGGCAAGGACACCGTGGCCGGCATGCTGTCCCGCGCCCTTCACATGCAGCGCCGTCAAAGCTGCATCATGGCATTTGCCGATCCGCTGTATGAAGAGGTGGCAAAAGCCTTTGTGATCAGCATCGAGCAGCTGAAAGTTCGCAGCACCAAAGAGCAGCCCATACAAGCGCTGATGCTCAGCATGTGCGGCGACCCCTGGTTTCACTGGAGCGTGGAGCAGGCCTGCAATGCGCCCGTGGCGCTGGAGGAACCGCGCAGCCCGCGCCAGATCCTGCAATGGTGGGGCACCCAATACCGTCGGGCACAGGACCCGCTTTACTGGGTCAAGCGCTTTGAGCACCGTGTCCGCCAGCACCAGGAGGCTGGCATTCAGCACATCGTGGTCACCGATGTGCGCTTTGCGGACGAGGCCGCCACCATCCGCACCCTGGGCGGCCAAATCTGGCGCGTGCACCGCCCCAACCTACCCACCAGCGGCACCGGCCACGTCAGCGAGGTGACCGGCCTGGAGTTTGATCCGGAGGCCACCATCCTGAACAGTGGCAGCCTGGACGCGCTGCACTACGCCACTCTGCAAACCCTCTTCAACAGCCACATGCGCAAGGCGGAGGTGCCATGAAGACCTATCGCCTCACCGAGGACGGCATTCAGGCCATGCCAGAAAACACGCCGCCAGCCTGGGGCCCAGATGCCATCGATTTTCAGAGCCTGGAGCTTGCCCGATTTGCCCGCATGCTGCTTCGTGGCAATAAACCACGCGTCGAAATCAATAGCATCAATCGCACGCCAATCAATGCGGATGCGCACAAAACAAGCGCAGGCTAGATACCCAGCGGCACGCGCGCGGCCCGCAATCACCCAACACCAGGAGAAGCCATGCGAAGCCCCAACAAAGGCCGCGAGCCTATGCGGCTGCAAGACCTGGCCGAGCAAATCGAATGCATCAGGTGCGACCAAAAGAAGCCCGCCGCCGGCGCCCGCCGCTTTCACGCGTGCCACGTCTGCTCCGATTGCACGCAAAAGCTCGACCAGATGCCGCCACCCAACCGAAAGGCCAGCGCGGCACGCTGACGACACCCCAACACCACCACAGCCCGCCACCGTGCGGGCATTTGCTTTTCTGGATGCCCATGAAACGTGACAACTTCACCCTTGGCCTGGACCTGGGCCGCGAGCTGATCATTGACAACTTCGCCGGCGGCGGCGGCACCAGCACCGGCCTGGAGATGGCTTTCGGCCGCCCCGTTGACATCGCCATCAACCACAACCCCGAGGCGCTGGCGATGCACGCGCTGAACCACCCGCACACCCTGCACCTGTGCGAAAGCGTGTGGGAGGTGGACCCCATCGCGGTGACCAAGAACCAGCCCGTGGGCCTGGTCTGGCTGTCGCCCGACTGCAAGCACTTCTCCAAGGCCAAGGGCGGCACCCCCGTGGAAAAGCACATCCGTGGCCTGGCCTGGGTGGGCATGCGCTGGGCAGCCAAGTGCAAGCCCCGCATGCTGATGCTGGAGAACGTGGAAGAGTTTCAGGACTGGGGCCCGCTGATCGTGGATGCCGAGGGCAAGGCCCGGCCAGACCCCGCCCGCAAGGGCCAGACGTTCAAGAGCTTCGTGCGCCAGCTGCGCGGCCTGGGCTACGCGGTGGACTGGACGGAGCTGCGCGCCTGTGACCATGACACGCCCACCATCCGCAAGCGCCTGTTCCTGGTGGCCCGCCGCGATGGCCTGCCCATCGTGTTTCCTGAGCCGACCCACGCCGAGCCGACCGACCGCCGCGTCCTGGCCGGCAAGCTGGCGCCCCAGCGCACGGCCGCCGAGTGCATCGACTTCGACCTGCCCGCTGAAAGCGTGTTCGGCCGCAAGCGCCCGCTGGTGACCAACACCATGCGCCGGGTAGCCAAGGGGCTGTATCGCCACGTGCTGACTAGCCAGAGCCCATTCATCGTGGGCGTGGGTGGACGGATGGGGCAGTCACCTGCACGCAGCGTGCATGTGCCAGCTCAGACGATCACCGCAAAGGCGGACAGCTGTGTGGCCCAGCCCGTGCTGACCCCGTTCCTCACGGAGCACGCCAACGCCAGCAACCAGCGCACGATGCCGGCCGACAAGCCCATGGCCACGGTCTGCGCCCAGGTCAAGGGCGGGCACTTCTCCGTGATCGCCCCCACCCTGGCGCCGCTGCGTGGGACCACTGAGCAGCACCTGGTCGGCCACAGTGTCGAATCCCCGTTGTCCACGGTGTCCGCCGGCGGTCAGCACCATGCCCTGGCCATGGCCCACATCACGAAGTTCAACACCGGCAGCGTGGGCAGCGCCATGGATGCACCATTGCCCACGGTCACCGCCGGCGGCACGCCGAAGCGGCCCAGCACCGGCATCCAGATGGGTGTTGTGGCTGCGAACCTGGTCACGATTGGCTACGGCGAGCGCGCCGGCCAGCAGCCGCGCGTGCACAGCATGGACCAGCCCCTGGGCACGGTGGTATCCGGCGGCGTCAAAAGCGCCCTGGTGGCCGCCCACTTGGTGGACATGGGCCACGGCGAGGGGCCGGCCGGGGGCAAGCGCTTCAGCCATGGGGTGCGAAGCCTGGAGGTGCCGCTGAACACGGTCACTGCCAGCGGCGCAACCAGCGCGTTGGCCGCAGTGCATCTGACGCACCTCACACACCACGGGGAGCGAAGCGGAACGTCTGCGGCTGAGCCTATGCGCACAGTGACAGGGGCGCATCGCGGCGAGATGGCCCTGGTGGCTGCCTGCCTGGAGCAAGCGAATGGCGGCTTCTACGAGGGCGACGGCCGCCCCGCGGACGCCCCCATGAGCACGGTCACGGCCAGCGGCACCCAGCAACGGCTGATCACGGCCTACCTGGTGAAGTATTACAGCGAGGGCGGCCAGGACAGCGCCTGCAACGCGCCTATGCACACGGTGCCTACCAAGGCACGCATGGGCCTGGTGCAGACCGTGAAGGTGCCGGCCGACGCACTGGCCCCGGAGCATGCGGAGCGCGCCCGCCTGTGCGCCGAGCTGCTGCACCAGCACTTGCCGGAGCAGTTCCCGGACCCGGCCACCCTGGTGCTGATGCGCCACGCCGGCCAGCTGTGGGCGCTGGTAGACATCACGCTGCGCATGCTCAAGCCGCGCGAGCTGTACCGGGCCCAGGGCTTCCCCGAGCACTACCAGATCGAGGAAATCCCAGACCCAGCCCTGCTGTTCATCGACGGTAAGCAGGCCCCCGGCAATCCGCTGGACCTGCCCCGCATCGCCCTCTCGACCACCGCCCAGGTGCGGATGGTCGGCAACAGCGTGCCGCCACCGGTGGCCGCCGCCCTGGTGCGAGCGAACTTTCGACATGAGGCGCTGCTGTACGCAGCCTGATCAACCAGCCCACCACCACGGTGGGCTTTCTTCTTTCTGGAGCATGCATGAGCACCACCCAGGTCCTCGACCCCTGCTGCGGCAGCCGAATGATGTGGTTCGACAAACAAGACCCACGCACGACTTTCGGCGACCAGCGCAGCGAAACCATCACCGTCACGGATCGCACCCATCGGGCAGACGGCACGCGCACCCTGGTGATTGCGCCAGACGCCCTGATGGACTTCCGCACCCTGC